CTTCCGCTGACAATGGAAGCATACCTGCATCTGCTGCAACTGCTCCGGCCGCCAATGCCAGCAATCCTGCCGCCGCCACCGTTGCTCCTGCCCCTGCTGTAGCACATCCGACAGCAAATACTGTCATCGCTGCTCCAAGCTGAGCTATTGCCACTGCTCCGCTTGCTCCATATGTAGAAAGCTGCGGAAGGCATGCGGTTATAATTGCCAGTGATGCGGATCCGAGTAATGCTACAGCACTTACGACTGCCAGGGCTGCTCCAAATGCTGCCAGGGCTGCTGCTCCTGCCAAGAGAAGCGGTGCTAATGCACCCGCAGCTGCTCCGAATGCTAAAACTCCAACTGCCAGGGCTGCCATTGCAATTTGCGCCGGTGCTCCTGCGGCTGCCAGCTGAGTCACTGCCTGAACCATGATCAGACATCCTGCACTTGCCAATACGACAGCTGCTCCGAATGCGATGAGTCCGGCTGCTCCTGCAGTGAGCGATGGTCCTAGAGCTCCTGCAATTGCAAGTAGTCCAGCCATTCCTCCGATCATAAGTCCGAGTGCGACTGCTGCGAGTGGTCCTGCTGCCGCCACTTGTGTTGCGGCCATTGCCATCAGCGACATTCCTGCGCTTGCCATCAGTACAGCGCCTCCGAATGCTAACAATCCGGTTGCGCTGGATGAAAGTGCCGGTCCCATTGCCCCAGCGATTGCCAACAGTGCTGCCATTCCTCCAATCATGATTGTGATTCCTGCCAATGCCATAGGTCCCGCGGCTGCCAGCTGAGTCGCTGCTAATGCCATCAGAGATATTCCTGCACTTGCCATCAGGATCGCTCCTCCGAATGCCAGAAGGCCTTGTGTACCTGCCTGAAGTTTAGGAGCTATCTGTCCGGCGATTGCCATCATTCCGACGATTCCACCGGCCATTATTGCGACTGCGGCCTGTGTTTCAGGCCCTGCTTTGACCAGCTCTTTCGCTGCTTGAACCAGAATCCACACGCCTGCGGCTGCCAGTGCAAATCCCGCGCCAAATCCAAGCGCATTCTTAGCTGCCGCTGACATAACTGAACTACTCTGACTTACTGGATCCACGGTCTTCTTCACGCCTTTTCCAAGCACTCCGGCCGCTTTTCCGAGCTTTCCGAATACACCGACGACAGATCCTGCGATCTTGAGCATCTTACCTAAGATCAGGAGAACCGGTCCCACTGCTGCTGCAATGGCTACCCATTTTACGATGTTCTTCTGCATAGCCGGATCCATATTGTTAAACGCATCAATTGCCTTTGTGATCTGATCAACTGCTGGTTTCGAATACTCGCTTGCAATCTGGCCGATGTTGTACTTCATAACATCAAATGAAGAGTTCAGTTTTTCGAGCGATCCTCCCATTCCTGAAAGAAGCGCATCTGCCATCTTATGAGATGTTCCGGTACAATCTTCCAGCGCTGCCGAGTATTGCTGCACCTTTTCTGGCGAAGCATCAATCAAGGTCATCCACTTTGACATCTGGTTCTTTCCGAAGATTGCAGCTGCAGCTGACAGTTTTTCTTCACTGGTTAATCCTGCGAAGCTGTCATGTAACTGTTTTTGAACCTCTGTCATGCTCTTCATGGTTCCATTTGAATTAAATATCTCCAGTCCGAGCTTCTGCATCCAGGCCGCTCCATCCGCTGCTGGACTTGCCAACCTTGCGAGACCGGTCTTCAGAGCTGTTGCTCCTTCTGATCCTGAGATAGATGCATCTCCGAACACATCCGTTATCGTGGCCAGGTCTGACATTGACCAACCGACTGAGTTGCAGATCGGTCCGGCGATTGACATTGCCTCAAACAGATCTGTGACGGTTGTATTTGCCTGGGCCTGCGCCTTCGATAGGATATCGGCCGCTGTAGCTGCATAATCCGAATCCTTACCGAACATCTTCAATGCATTTCCAAGTCCGCTAGTAACCTCTGATAAGTCTGTAGCTGTACCTGCTGCCAGGTCTAATGCCGGCGTCAGCATATTCGCCGCCTCCGCTGCCTGGAAGCCCTGACGCGCGAAGTTCAACGTTGCATCTGCCGCATCTTGCATTCCGAATACGGAATTTGCAGCCGCCGTTTTCATAGCGGATTCGAGTGTTGCCGCCTCGCTACTTGTGGATCCCATGGTTGCCTGAACCAGTTTCAACGTCTTATCGACATTACCGAATTCCTGAACAGATGAGGCTCCAAGCGCAATGATCGGCATTGTGACGCCTGCAGTCAGTGTCTTTCCTGCTTTTGTGAAGGCGTCGCCCATTGTATTTAATGTTTTCTGCGCCTCCTTGATAGAAGACGAGAAGGATTTTTCTAATTGTCCAGCGATCTTGATCGCTATTTTATAGTCGCTCATTTCTTCGCCTTATTAACCTCCTTCAGATCTTCGCACAGGTCCAATAAATCAAAGAGAGACAGGTCGAGGAAAAAATCCAGACCTGTCTGCAGATTGATCGACAAGACTAGGCAAACTTTACGAAGGTCGGATAAGTCGTTCGGATTTATTCCTCTCCGAAGAAAAAAGATGTAACTTTGTTTTTGATCTTCATTGCATCACGAGGCGCTAATCCTTTAAAGAACTCAACCGGTCGGCCGGTTGCGCTCGCTGCGATAATCATTGCGTATTCCAGATTAGTCTCTGGCATTACGCTGACTACTCCAGATGCCTGAAGAACTTTATTCGCTTTAATCAGGTCATTGGCTGTGATTCCTTCCATGCCTGACATATCGATCTTACTGATAGTCTCTCCTTCGAACTGGTAAACCTTTGTGAGTTCCACGATGTTGCTCTCTTCGACTTCATCTTTCTTACTGTCGATAACTACAATCTCTGGCTTTTTTTCAACAGTTGCAGCATTGTCATTGTTTACGGTATTTTCGGTTGCTTTCTCGCTCATATCCATTTCCTCCTGTTAGCACTGGCTTCTGATTTTTGCAAGCATGTCTTTTCCGTTCAGAACGAACTTAAAGTTCAGCTTATCCAGCTCCAGTGTTGTCTTATTGTTAATCATTACTTTAAGATAGAGAATCTCCATCTCGATTTCCGGCTCCCCTTTCTTGCCCTTAGAAAGTTTTCCAAGGCTTGAGTTGGTTGCCTTTCCTCTGACTACGATCTTAACCGGCACGTAGTCTGTTCCTCCTGTTGATGAATCCATGACCTGCATGGAACCTCTAAGCGTCAGCTGTGGAGGCTTTGTTGTATCCATGAGACTGAACAGATCTGTGTACAGATTGGAGAACGGGATCTTAATTTTTGCAGATGAAAACTGACCGGTTACTGCATCTTCCACTTCTCCGAGCACTCCTGCTGCCTCGATGGTGTCCGTGATAGCTTCCAGTTCCGGAAGCTCCACCTCTCCGGAGATTCCGATCAGCTTATTCGCTTTGTCGTTATAAACGTTGTAATTGTTGATTACCTCAGGAATGATCATTATTCTCCACCTCCTAGAACGCTGGCCAGAAGATCTGTATCATAGCTCAGTGTATTGTCGATTTCCTGTGCAGGAGTATACGGTGCAATCTTCTGTCTGAAGGTCATCTTTCCTGCCAGGATGTCTGTTGTCGGGTTATCTTCTTTTCTGTATTCAATGGATGCCCCAGCCCATTTGTCTGGTGCGTATGCTGCGCAACGGATATTTTCTGAATCAACGATGGACTCAATGAGAACCTGATTCATTGGATCATCTACCTTGTCAAAGTAAGTCTGGATGAATGTATTTCCCTGCCAGTCGAACATACGGCGTACTGGAATCCAGATATCCTTCGCATCGTTGCTTCCTGGGAATGCGCCGGTATAATTTCCCCAACATCTCCAACCATTCACGTTTGTGGCTGTAACCACTCCGCATGTATTGATTGTGGATGCCTGGTCCTGATCCACGCAGACCTCTGTGCCATCTGCCAGGCACTGACCGGTCACTCCGAGCAATTTGTTTGATGGAGACAGGTTCGGAACGTCATCATTCTCTGTATCCTGATATGCCATCATTGCTGCCACTACTGCAGATTTCGCTAAGATAAGTTCTCCGACCTTGTCATATGGCCAGAGGACCATGCAATGTGCGGATGTGTATCCACTATCTTCTTTCACCTTCTTGCAGTCTGTGTACTTCGTAGCTTTTGTCGTATCCAAATCGAGGAGCGCCATTGCTTTGAATACTCCGTTAATGTTGGCCGCCTTTGCTGCCAGTGCGATTCCGACTTCCGGAATCTGAGACCATCCTGGTGCAAGAATCAATCCCGGAATGACGCCGAGGCTTGGATAGATTCTTCTGATCAACTGCGCACCTGTTTCTGCGCCGGTACTTGAGTCGTATGCTCCGATGATCTCTGTTTTAGTTACCATGCTTGGATCCAGAACGTTTCCGGATACTTTCAGGCTTGTCTCTGACTTTCCAGCTCCACTTTCCAGAAGTGTGATAATCAGGTATCCTGTTGTGCTGTCAAATTCTGCAGTATAATCTGTTCCCTTTGTCAATGCAGAGGATCCTGCGCCTCCTTTGACTGTCAGGCCGTCCAAGAGCACTCCTGGCTTATTCACTACTGCCTGCATCTGATTTACCTGATACGTTGCTTCTGTAAGTGCTTTCTTGTGCTTCTTTGGATCCAGGACATTGATGTAAACAACCGGTGCCACCTGATAGATGTTCGCTGTTGCGTACATGGTCTGGCAGAGTGTGTACGCTGCAAAGTCTGTACTGTATCCAAGTGCTGCCATTGCCTCCTGTGCAGAATTTGCGAGGATTGGCTTATTCACTACTGCTGACGGATCAGCCGCCATGTTTACCGGTGCTGTACCGATAACTACCTGGATAGAGCATCCGCTTGTAATTGGAGCGGAGAGGGCTGTGCCTTCTTCGTGGATAAAAATTCCATGCTTGCTCATTAGATTATTCCTCCTTCTTTACTTCTTGTTTCCTTGTATTCCAGCGCCTTTTTATACGCTGTATAGATGTACCCGCTTTTCTTTCGGATCATCTGCTCTGCCATTGCATACTTCATGATTGGCAGATATAAATTACCGAATTCCGGACATTCCTTCTGTGCTTCTTCGAGCGCTTCCGGCATTTCCGTGTAGACGGTATTCTGAATTGCTACGCCTGGGATTGTAGGACCGACGTACATCATTGACTCTTTGTCGGCGCTTTTTTTTCTAGTGGTCGAATCCTTAGGCCTGGCCACCTTCTTTGCAGTTGTCTCAACATTTTCTGTCGATTCTGCGTTCCCTGAATTATTCATGAAAAATCGTCTCTCCTTTCTACCTTCGGAATGTTAAAAGTCATTTCAACTGCCCCGAAGTAATACGGATAAGTATCTTCATCCTGGGTGTCTGTGCTCATTTTTGGTTCTGCACGGTATTTATGATTCAGCAGTGGCTCTTTCAGATATCTGTCTGTGATTCTTTCCATCATAGTCAGGATATGAAGATATCCTGCTCCTGCCAGATCATCATCATAAACTCCAAGCAGGATATAAACCCTCTGCTTCCACGGCTGTCCTTCGTCCGTATCGGCATCTGAAAGTCTGGCGATTGCATACGGAAAGTACTTTGACTCGTCGTCCTCGTCTTCAGTGATAACCGGCAGGCGGTGCTTATACACGGACACGCCGACTTCTTCGCCCTTTGCATTTTTCGTATACACATCTCGCAGAATTTTTTGCAGTTCTTCTGCGAAATCATCAAGAAATTCTTTCTTTGTCATGTTCCCTTACCCCACTAAGAATTTGATCTGTGCTTCGATGTTCTTGTAGAGCATCTGCTTTATCTTTGGTTCCAGTTGGTCGTATACCTTTTCATTTCCGATCATAATCGGCACCGAGTTTGAACTCAGTTTCTTAATCGGGAATCTGGATTTACTTCTTCTCTGATAAATCTGTCCATTCAGTCGCCCCTGGCCTTTAAAAGCCTTGATGCCACCCATGTTCAGCGCCTTCAGTCCATTTCCCTTCACGATGTTAGCCTTTGCTCCGCTTTTAGGTGCGGTGGTCTTAAAGGATGTAATACTGAGAGGTCTTCCCTTGGCCTGCACTTCAGCTTCCAGCCTGCTGTAGGTCGCTTTCTGAATGTTCATGTTGCTTTTGAATTTTCCGGATTTAACTGTGTAGACAGCTCTGGCTCTTTCTGACAGTTGTGTCTTTGAGCTGCTTGCTGTCTTATTGATTCCCCTGCAGATTACCTTTGGTGCATCATTCCCGATTTTTCCAAGAGCGTTATAAACCCTCCTGAGATCGGCTTTATCAACTTCTACTGTGATCATGCGCGGTTCGCCTCCAGTGTTATTGAATAGATTCCTGATTCATCGATTGCATCTGCTACTCGGTAGACTCTTCCATCTAAGCTGATTGTCGTTCCCTGCTTCGGCAATCCGGCCCGTCCTGGCGCTTTCTTGTAATCTTCGGCCGACACGTAGATCAGCTTTTGATTGACATAGATTCCGTCCATGTTCTGGTTGAATCTCTTTTCTCTTTCGATCTGCTCATTGTTATCGATCTGAACCGGAACCTCCACACCGTTCAATGTGTGAAGGTCAGAGAATTCTTCCGGATTCATGAATACATTTTTCACATCTTCCCTGATCAGATCTTTGAAGCCCATTATTTTGCTCCTTTTTTAGTTTTTCTTTCTGGCGTTTTCGGGACCTTTCCTACCAGCTCATCCGGTTCTCCTGATCCGGATTCTCCTGGAAGACCTGGTTCTGCAGTCTGCGGATTAGCCTTCTTGTCAGTTACGATTGTTTCTGAATTTTCCTGCTGTTTGTCTGCAGGCACTTCCTGGTCTTCTTCCTGCTGTT